GTTGATTTGATGCTTTCTTATCCTGCTACCAATGGTTGTTTGACGTATTCGATGAAAGGTTGTCGTTCAACGTGGGGTTCGATCATATTGAAACGTGGTTCTGGGACTGGTGCTGTTGATGTCTGCTTTACTGTTGATAATAGCGAGTTGTTCGCCTGTGTATGCGCTGTTCATCGGCCTGTCAAGGTGGTGATGTTGACGTGTAGTCCACAGCCAGTACCTTTTAAGACATTGTATTGGCAAGAGCCTGGTGCGCTTGGCTTGACAAAAGCCTTGTCTTTAGGCATGCCTCTTGAACCTTGGGCTGTTGTCTCGCAGAAATCGGATGGATGTTGTTATTATGGTGACAAGCCTATTGACCTTACACCTCTTGTATCGCAAATGTATGGATGTGGTAATACTCGAACCGCTTTGTCGCAGATGTTGTATTTCAACCGAGACGCTTTTCTTGCGCGCCTTATTAAACTTGCGTCATCATTAGAGGTTCTGTTGTTGTCTGGTGTTGCAAGTCTTAGTGATTGCAAGACGATTGCCGAAATCGAACGTATTCTGGAAATTTTCAGTTACGGAAAACGAAGTCGAAAAGGTGCTTGGGCTCCCGTTCAACAACATTTGCGATCGAATAGGGTGCTTGAGTTGGATACTGTGATTCATGAGAACCCACGGTTTGTTGATGTCGATTATGACAAAACATTGGGCCATTACCTTGAGAATTTGTCACTCTTTGGAAAACGTGATGTTAATGTCAATCAGTTTTGTCGCCGTGTGAATCGCAACCCTCATGTAGATTTGCTATTGAAAGCGAGAGGGCTTGAAGCCGGCGGCGTTGATGGCATTGATGGTATAGTGCTGGCATGCAAGGAGATCATGATTAATTCACTTGCTAGTTACACTTATTCAAGAACAGCTGACGCATTGCTAGACGATGATATTGTTGCTGTTTCGGAAACAATCATTAATCAGTGCCCTGAATTGTATCTTGATGCTCGTGTTGCTGATCCTAAGAAGCTGGTTTCACATTTCATGAAACACAAGAATTTTTCCGCTGGATTGCCGTTTGTGGGTTTTGACAAACCGTTGAGGAAACGTAGTGAGTTGAGGACGGAACGGTGGTTGCGTCCCATAGCTCAGATGGCGTTACTCCCGTTTCAAACCGGTGAGTGGTATCCTAGCTTGGCGCATGCTTTCCCGAAGTCACAAGTGGTGCCGAAGGCGAAGTTATTGACTAAGCCGAGTAAGCTTAGGTCTGTTGTTGCTACGTCGTTGATTGTGAATGTGCAACAGGGTGTGTTGAATTTTGATATCAACAACCGTCATGCACCTCATGACGCTGCTGGCAAATGTGGATTGACCTTGAACGGTGCGGCATTGGGTGCTGTGTTTAGTGAAGCTTCGCGTTACAAGTATATTCATTCATTGGATGCGGAATCGTTTGACCGTAATCTGAATGGCAATGCTTTCGCCATCGTTGGTGAAATGCGAAAAGCTGGTTAC